TGTTTTATCATCAAGTGCGGCAACGGTTACCTTCTCATCAATACCTGCTACCTATACAGATTTAGTGTTAAGAGCAAGCATAAGAAATGACGACTCTGGAACCATTACTGGTGTTCTTAGGCTTCAAGTAAATGGACTTTCAAGTAGCATATATTCATTTACTGCTCTTTATGGCAATGGTTCAGCAAGTTCATCTGCAAGAGCAAGTGCAACAACTGATATTACGGATATTTATCTAGCGGGCAATTTAACAGATGCTAATACTTTTGGAATTGTAGAAATCTATATTCCCAATTATGCTGGTACAGCAAAAAAACCAGTTGCGTCTTATGGTGCTTCTGAAGGTAATACTTCCCCGTCGCCTTCAATGGCGGCAAATGCAGGTCTTATTGATTTAACTAGCGCAATTACCTCTATTTCGCTTTTGAATAATTCAACAAAACAATTTCTTACATCCTCATCATTTTATCTATACGGTATATCCAACGCTTAAGAAGAAAGGAGAAATATCATGTCAGAAACATTAACAAAAGTTGTAGTTAATTGTGAGACTGGGGTAACAGAAATTCTTCCCCTTACCGCTGAAGAAATCGCTCAACGTGAAGTAGATGCAGCAGCATTTGCAGAACAAGAGGCAGCAGCAGTTGCAGCAGCGGAAGCAGCAGCGGAAGCAAAAGCCAGCGGTATTGCAAAACTACTAGCACTAGGACTAACTGAAGCAGAAGCAAACGCTTTAGTTAAGTAATCTGCTATAATAGCATAAGGAATGATCGGAGCATAAATTGACCAAAGCAAGAACGAACGCTGATAACGTTACCGCTGATATTGCAGGCATAACAGCCTCAACAGGGTTAACAGGTGGCGGTACAAGCGGAACCGTAACATTAGCAATTGATACAGCAACAACTGTAGATTTAGCAACTGCCCAAAACCTTTCAAACAAGGTATTAATTGCTCCAGAAGAGCGCACAACAGTGTCTACCTCTGCTGCTACTGCTACTACAAATTTTGATGCCGATACTCAAGGGGTATTATATTTAACAGGATCTAATACTAGTGACTGGACTCTTAATGTAAGAGGATCTGGTTCCACTACCCTGGCTTCTAAACTAGCCGTTGGTGATTCAATGTCAATTATTTTTATTTCAACAAATGGTGCTACAGCATATAAGCACTCAGCCATGACAATTGATAGTAATGCTCAAACAGTAAACTGGTCAGGTGGCACAGCCCCTGCAGCAGGAAACGTATCTGCAAAAGATGCTTACTCATTTACAATTTTTAAGACAGCAGCAACACCTACCTATACCGTATTTGGTGCGGGACCAGTGAAGTACGCATAAGGAGACATAATGCCATTAATGAACCTAGTATCTGCAGGTGGAATTGGTAAAGCAACAGTAACTGCTACTACTGGTTCTCCAACTATTGATACTTCCTCTCGTGCTGGAAAAACTATTTACAATTTTACTGGCAGTGGCTCTATTACTGTTGCTACACCTGGCACTTGTGAAATTTTAGTTGTAGGCGGTGGCGGTGGCGGTGCGGGTCGTGGCGGAGGCGGTGGAGGAGCGGGTGGATACTTATACAACACATCAGCAATTTTACCTTCTGGAACTTTAACTGTAACAGTAGGCGCAGGAGGCGGTAGTTACAACGCACAAAGTGATGGGATAAATGGCACATCATCACGCTTAGGAGATTATTACGCTTTTGGTGGCGGTGGCGGTGGAACTTCTGGTTCTGGTTCTTTTAACCCTGATGGTCGTTCAGGCGGTTCAGGTGGTGGTTGTGGATATTCTAGTTTTAGGTCACCACCAACAGTAGGTTTAGGTGTTCCTGGACAGGGTAACAATGGTGGTGCTAACGCTTCTAACTTTAATTCTTCTGCCCCTGGTGGTGGCGGTGCTGGTGCTGCTGGGACTGCAACAACTGTAAATGGTAATGGTGGCGCTGGAGGTGCTGGTTCAGCAAACTCAATTACTGGCACATCTGTAACTTATGCAGGTGGTGGCGGTGGTGGTGGAAGTGCTGCAGCGGGTTCAGGTGGCTCAGGTGGTGGAGGTGCTGCTTCACTAACAACTAATGGAACATCTGGAACAACTAATCTTGGCGGTGGTGGTGGTGCTGCTGGTCAGTCATCAGGAACTGGTGGTTCTGGTGGTTCAGGCGTAGTGATAGTGGTGATTGGATAATTATGGCACACTTTGCAAGAGTAGAAAATAATGTTGTTAGAGAAGTTATTGTAATTAATAATGAAGTACTAGAAAATAAATCATTCCCAGAATCAGAAGCAATTGGTATTGCATTCTGCAAGTCCTTATATGGTGCTGATACTGATTGGCTACAAACCTCATATAACTCAAATTTTAGAGGAACATACGCAGGATCAGGAATGACCTATGATCCAGTATTAGATATTTTCACAACACCAACGGTAACGGAGGAAGTACCAGAGTAAAATCTGTTATAATAACACTATGGCAATTACATTCGATACATCAGGTAGACCAGCATACATGTTTAAAGGTGGGGCAACCTCATCTGATGGCGTATGGTATCCAGTAGGGGCTCAAATTGATACTACTGCTGCTTATGAGTTTACTGGAGCGAATAGTTTTATCAATACCGTTTTATTTGATGATGCAGTTACTGCTACTGCAGGTTGGAATAACTTCCTAAACCCAGCAGCAAGAGATGCAGCATTGGCTACACCAGTACGAGGAACAATCGTATTTGTTCGTCAAGATTCAGGTGGAAGTGCATTAAACCAAATTCAATTTTACAATGGATCTGCTTGGAAAGGTATCACAAGTGATACTATTATTGATGCTAAGGGAGACCTTATTGTTGGTGGAGCAGATGACTCACCAGTTAAACTTACAGTTGGTACAAATGGAACAGTTTTAACAGCAGATTCTACTGCAACCAATGGTGTTAAATGGCAAGCGGTATCTGGAGAATCATTTAGTCCATTTATGTTGATGGGTGCATAATATGGTAAAATATACTAACGAGGAGAATAACTAATGGCAACTACATATAAAGTCCTTGGGCAAAGCAACCCAGCAGCGACAACAGAAACAACTCTTTACACTGTGCCTGCATCAAGCAGCACAGTAGTATCAACAATTGCAATTGCAAATCAAGCAGGAACAGCAGCAACATACAGAATTGCTATTCGTCCTTCAGCAGATGCATCGACTACAGCAAAACACTGGATTGTGTATGGCGCAACAGTTGCTGCCTCAGATTCAACATTTTTAACTCTAGGCGTTACACTTGCAACAGGAGATTTAATTAGAGTATATGCATCAACTGCAACTCTTTCATTTAATGCTTTTGGAAGTGAGATAGCCTAATGTCAGTATCAAGTGCAACACCAGGTTTTTCTGGAATTAGAAAACTTATAGTTTTAACTTCAGGAACTTCTTGGACTGTTCCAGATGGAGTTACATACGTTAACGCAACTCTTATTGGTGGCGGTGGCGGTAGTGGATCAAGCCAAGGAATTGGTGGCACTGGAGGAACTACAACATTTACTGGTGCAACAAGTGCTCTTGGTGGCGTTGCAGGACAAGGCGCATACAGTAGCCCTGGCTCAGTTGCTGGTAATAGTGCAAACAATGGCGCAATGGGTGCTTCTGGTGCAGCCGATGGAACTGGAACTGGTGCTGGTGGACAAATGGTTACTACAACTGTAACAACAACTCCAGGTGCATCTATTGCTTATGCTATTGGTGCTGGTGGCACTGCTGGATCAACATATTATTCATTTGTAGGTGCTGCTGGTGGTGCTGGTAGAATTGAATTAGAGTATTGGCAATAAGGGGTAAAAAATGTCTTTAGATCCTTCAAAAAGATTGTTTGCAGTAATTGAAAATAACACAGTTATTAATACTATTGCAGGAGTAGAAGAAAAAGTTGTTGAAGAAAATCCAGGTAAGTATATTGAATATACACATGGATGGTTATACCCAGAAGGAATTGATGGAAATACATTTTTTCCATTACCAACAAATAGTTTAGAGGAATAACACATGCCTAGCCATAATAGATCAACTTCAAGTGAGCCAGGACAAAAAATTCCAGATATTCCAAATACACCAACAATTGGAGCAGCAACTGGTAGTGCTGGATTAATATCTGTAGCATTTACTCCTGCAACTACTGGAGGAACACCAACATCTTATACAGTTATTGCTTCACCAGGAAGCGCAGAGACAACTGGAACATCAAGTCCAATTTCTGTAACAAGTTTTACAGCAGGAACATCATATACATTTACAGTAAAAGCAAATAACTCTACTGGATCAAGTGCAGTATCTGCAGCATCTGCTGCTACAAGTGGTACAGCATTATTATTTGATTCAGTTGTAATTGCTGGTGGTGGAGGCTCAAGTAGATATGATGGATCAAATGGTGATGGAACTAACTCAAGTATAACTGGAACTGGTATTTCTTTAACTGCCGCAGTAGGTGGTGGTGGACACAATGTTAATAGCACTGGTCGTGCTGGTGGTTCTGGTGGTGGAGGTGGCTCTGCTGGCGGTGGACCTTATGGCGGAGGATCTGGAACTGCTAGTCAGGGTAATGCTGGTGGAAGTAGCGCATCATCTACTGGCGGAGGCGGTGGCGGTGCGGGTGCTGCTGGTTCTAATGGAAACTCAGGCAGTTCAGTTGGTGGTGTTGGTGGAGTAGGATCTTCAACTTATTCTGCTTGGGGTGCAGCATTAACTGCTGGACAAAATGTTTCTTCAACTTATTATTTTGCAGGTGGCGGTGGAGGTGGAACTTCTGGAGGTGCAACTGCTGCAGGAGGTTACGGTGGTGGCGGAACTGGTAGAGGCGGCGGAAGTGCTGGAGATTCTGCAACTGCGAACACAGGTGGTGGAGCAGGCGGAGGATCTAATGGTGGAAATCAATACGGCGGCGGTGGCGGCGGTGCAGGTGGATTAGTATATACATCAGGAACTTCTCCTACACCAGGAAATACTTATACTGTTACTGTTGGTTCAGGCGGTACTGGATCATCAACAGGAGGATCTGGAATTGTAATGATTAGACACGTTGACTCTATTCCAGAAAAAACAACAACTGGATCACCAACAACTGCAACATCTGGTGGATATAGATATTATAAATGGACTGGAACTGGGAGTATAACTTTCTAATGGCACACTTTGCGGAACTAGACGATAATAATATTGTTAAACAAGTTTTAGTTGTAAGTAATTTTTCTTTAGATGAGACTAATCAAGAAGCATCAGGCATTGACTTTTTAAATAACCTTTTTGGTCATTCTAATTGGAAACAAACATCATATAATAAAAGATTTAGAAAACATTTTGCAGGAATAGGCTATAAATATGATGAAACAAAAAATGCATTTATTCCACCAAAACCATATCCTTCATGGGCATTAAATGAAGAAACATATCTTTGGGACCCACCAATTCCATATCCAGAAGTTATGACTAACTCTACTATGTGGGACGAAGAAACTCAATCTTGGATTGAGTAATAAATAATTAAATAACAAAACCCCCCAAGCCAAAAGCAAGGGGGGTATTTTATTTATTAAATTTTATGCTTTACATGGATATTTGTTGTACCATTCCTGATACCGTTTCCCATTGAGGGAAGTCCATGATGACCAGTCTTTTCCGCCCTTGGTCATAAAGTGCGCCACTTGTGCATTTACTACTGGGTTAAATAACTCAGCGTTTGAATCTAGTTCAAACTTTTCTCTACGATCTAGACCTAATTCACCGATCATGTTGATTTGAAACATGCCGTAAGAACTATCTCCAGTTTTTAGATTGCCATTAAAAGCAAATGGTCTTCCATTAGATTCCGCTTTAGCAATTGCACATGCACTTTGTAAAGCCTTTCCTTTGAAGCCTACTGCCTTTAAAAGGTCAACCAACTGCCCATCGTTTAAAGAATGAGCATTTTTATATTTTTCTAATGTTTTAGCCGTAGAAACCAAAAAAACCCCTTTAGGGGTTTCGGCTGCTACTGGCATAGTAATTAAAGTTTTAGTTTCAAGAGCATTAGCGGCATTTAAAAATGGTGCAAAAAGCCCAACCAACGCTAATAAACCCAACCACATTCCTTTATTCTTGTCTCTCATTGAAATTACCTCCTAGAGCCAAATTGCTACCCTTCGGTAGCATTGTATTAATTGTAGCACGAATTTGGGATAAAAAGCAAGTTTGGGTAATATTTTTTTATTTTATTTTAAATGCAACGCTTGAAAGTGGTATAATAAAACTATCATGGCACAAACCACTATATACGATTTACCTTTTCCTACAAATGATTCTCCAGTAGACGTAGTAGGCGATATCCAGGCATTAGCAGAGCGTATTGAGGCGGTATTACCAAGTCTAGGCTTACCATATTTTACTCATGAAGTAAAAAATGTTAGCGGTGTCACTATTGCTAAAGGTGATCCAGTTTATGTTACAGGGTTTTCTACTAAAACTACCGTTGCAAAATCGGTAGCAACAAACCTTGCAACATTTCCAGTAATGGGATTAGCAACTACAGCAATTACAAATGGTAGCGATGGTGTTGTTATTGTTTATGGTATTTTTAGTGATGTAAATACTTCTTCATATACCGCTGGAGATAGACTCTATGTAGGAACATCTGGAGGACTTACTGCAACACAGCCAGCAGGTGGTTCAGGGGCTACAGGGGTGGTTTTAAAGGCTAATGCAACAACAGGAGTTATACTTGTTATACCAGCAAAAGGCAACGGCACCTGGGGTGCAGTAAAGGCAGGATTATAATGGCAACATATAGAGGACAAGGCACAGACTCTTTTTCAATTGGAGCAGCCCCACCAAATGTTTTATGGACATTAGTTCGTGGAGACACAGCAGCATTTAGAGTTTATGTTACAGATGAAAATCGTCAACCATTAACTATCGATGACTGGACTATTTCAATGGATATTGCTAGGAGAACCGTTAATGCAAATACTAATGTGGTTACTTATCCAGTAATTGTTTCATTAAGTCCAGAAGCAACTTTAGATGATACCGATGGAGAATTTACAGTTTCACTTTCTGCTGGAGAATCTGAAGATCTTGAAACAGGAGATATTTTTGATATTCAATTATCTGATACTACCCGCACATGGACAATTTGCAAAGGCACTGTAACAGTAATTGAAGATGTAACTGCTGCAGAGAGTTAATCATGCCAGTAGAAAAAGTAACTACCCTTGAAATTGCGAAGGTAGATATAAATCCAAAACAATACACTAAAGTAAACATTAAAAGAATTGGTACAACAGTATCAGAGGTTATTGGTGTATATCCTTTTCGTGTAAGGTTTAAAGATTTGGGATACCCTGGTTTTTCTACTAACAATACACCAGGCATTGGCATAGCAGTTATTGGTAGTACTTTTTATATTTTATGATATAATCACTTATATGGCTATAATCCCGATTTCTACGTTAAAAACAAAATTTGAATCTGGAGACAGACCTACTGGACAAGACTTTACAGATTTAATTGATACCACTTCATACCGTGCAGAAGCACTAGGTGGAGATGGAAATAACTCAGCGACAATAACTGGTATTGAAACAGCCACGGTATTTGACACAATCGATACAAGTGTATTTAGAACAATAAAATACCTTATTCAGGTATCACACCCATCTACAAACGTATATAAGAGCACTGAAATCAATCTAGTTTTTGATGGAACAAATCAAAATATAACAGAGTTTGGCACGGTAACCAACAGCAACAATGCTATTGGAAATATCACTGCTAATTTAAATTCTGGTATAATAAGTATGACGGTAACCCCCGTACTATCGCCGATAACTATTCGATACTATCGAACTGGTTTGAAAGCATAACACCAAAGGAGCAACACAATGGCAACAGTAGATAAAGCCTTTAGAATTAAAAATGGCTTAGTGGTTGAAGGTGCTACGGCTACCGTCAACACACATGATGTAATTACAAAAGAAATCTTTGACGCAAAAGGTGACTTGTTAGTTGGTACAGGATCAAACACTGGTACCAGAGTTGCACTAGGAACAAACGGATATGTTCTTACTGCAGACTCAAACGAAACAAATGGCGTTAAGTGGGCAGCAGCCCCAGCAGTCGGATCATTTGAAACTTCAATCGTATTTGAAGGTGCAACAGCCGATTCTTTTGAAACAACACTTCAAGTAACAGACCCAACAGCAGATCGTACAATTACACTTCCAAATGCAACTGGTACAGTGGCACTTACTTCAGATCTTCCATCACAATATACAGATGAAATGGCACAAGATGCTATTGGAAATGCATTAGGAACTGGTCTTTCATATAACGACACAACAGGTGCTATATCTGTAACAGCAAATACCTATGATGCATACGGTGCAGCATCTGCAGCACAGTCAGCAGCAGAATCAACTGCTTCAGGATACGTAACAACACACGGAAATCTTACAGAAGCACACGGTGCAACAGGTGCGGTAGTTGGAACAACAAATACACAAACACTTACAAATAAAACACTGACAAGTCCAGTAGTAACTGGTCTTACTCTTAATGACTCAAGCATTGTTTTTGAAGGTTCATCAGCAGATGCCAGCGAAACAACTCTTACAGTAACAAACCCTACAGGAGATCGCACTATTACTTTGCCAGACGCTACAGGTACTGTTGCTCTTACAAATAATAAGTTAGATGTTTTTGCAGCAACTACTTCAGCAGAATTAGCAGGAGTTATTTCTGACGAAACTGGTACTGGAGCACTTGTTTTTGCTAATACCCCAACACTTGTAACACCAAACATTGGTGTAGCAACTGGTACATCTTTGGTTCTTTCAGGGGACCTAACAGTTAATGGTACAACAACTACAATTAACTCAACAGAAATCACAGTTGATGACAAGAACCTTACACTTGGCTCAGTAGCAACACCAACAGATGCAGGCGCTGACGGTGGTGGTATTACTCTTAAGGGTGCTACAGACAAGACTATCAACTGGGTAGATGCAACTGATGCATGGACATTCTCTGAGCATGTTAACCTTGCTTCTGGAAAGTCATACTATGCAAATGGTACAGCACTTAAAGATGTCTCAGAAACTCTTACAAACAAGACTCTTACATCACCAGTAGTTTCAGGACTTACACTTTCAGATGCAAGCATTGTTATTGAAGGCTCTACAGCAGATGCCTTTGAAACCACACTTACAGTAACTGATCCAACTGGAGACCGTACAATTACATTTAAAGATGCAAGCGGTACAGTAGCCTTTACTTCAGATATTACAGTAAGTGCATCATCAACAAATACATTTACAAACAAGTCAATTGCATTATCAACAAATACAGTAACTGGAACACTTGCAGAATTTAATACTGCACTTTCAGACGCTGATTTTGTTTCACTTGCAGGAACAGAAACACTTACAAACAAAACTTTAACATCTCCAACACTTACTACCCCAAACATTGGAGTAGCAACTGCAACATCTATTACACTTGCAGACGCTCTTATTGGTTCTGCTACAACTAGCCTAAGCACAACTAGTGCAACAGTAGTTGACTCATGGTCAGCATCAACTTATTCATCTGCAAAATATATTGTACAAATGAAAAATGGTGGCGACATTGAAGTTCTAGAAGTTCTAGTAACTGTTAATGGAGCAAACAACGTTTATATTACAGAGTATGCTGATGTTCAGAGCAACGCACAAATTGGTACAACAGATGCAGATTACTCAGGTGGCAATGTTCGCCTGCTAGTAACAGCAACAGATGGTACAACAGTAAAGGTTCACAAAACGCTTATCGAAGCGTAATGTGGACTGAAGGGACAGTGAACTTCAGTGGTAGCAGGTAGCACAAGAACCAATAAAGACTTTGTTGTAAAACAAGGACTTAAGGTCGCCACTGGAGTTACGTTCCCTGACAACTCTGTACAAACAACAGCATTTACTGGAAGTGCAATTACGGTTGCTAGTTCTTTTCCAGTTAGCCCATCAAATGGAGCAATGCATTTAGACACAAACACAAATCGCATTTATTATTACTATAGTAACAGTTGGTCTGCTATTGCTAATTATGACGATACCGCCTCAGTTACAGATCACAATCACTACTCAGGTATTGATGAAAGTGGATTCGTAAAAGATATTTATGAGTATCAAGGAAATGGCGTTTCAGGTCCATGGTTAGGAACATCTTTAGACGGAGGAACTCCAGCAACAACATCATTTGCTTTAGTTATTGATGGCGGTAGCGCAGCATGAAGACTGGTATAATGATTAATATTATGGAGGTTTAATAATGGCAACTAGAATTCAAGTCCGTAGAGGAACTAATACCCAGTGGAATACCTCTGACCCAATTTTAAATGAGGGTGAGTTTGGCTATAATACAACAAATGGTCAAATTAAAATTGGCGATGGAACCTCAATTTGGTCAGACCTTTCATATATTGTTGATGGTGCCTCTTTAACAACCAGTCTTGACGCTTATATTGCAGAGAGTGAAAAAAGTGCAGTAAGTGGTGTAGCAGAACTTGATGCTAGTAAAAATATTCTTGCCCCCGCTTCAATTATTTTTGAAGGTACTGCAAATGAATTTGAAACAACTTTAACGGTAACAGACCCAACTGGTGATAGAACAATCACTCTTCCAAACGTAACAGGTACAGTTATTACAACTGGAAACCTTTCAGACATTACAAACATTGGTGTATTTAGTTCAACAATTACAATGGAAGGCTCTACAGCCAATGACTTTGAACTTACCCTTTCAGCAGGAGATCCAACCGCTGATCGTACAATTACATTTCCTGACGAAACAGGAACAGTCCAACTTAGAGTAACTGATGTTTCAGATACAGAAATTGGATATTTAAATGGCGTAACATCATCAATCCAGACACAATTAGATGCCAGAGTAGAAGAATCTTTGTTTGATGCAAAGGGAGATCTTTTAGTTGCCTCTGCAGATAACACTCCAGCAAAACTAAGTGTTGGAACAAACGGATATATTCTTACAGCAAATACTTCAGCAGCAACTGGCATAGAGTGGGCTGCCGCTCCTATTGGATATTCTCCTCCAACATTGGGATCTACCCAAATAGCATCTGGTGCTACCGTAACAACAATTGCAGGACTTACACTTTCAACTCCAACAGTTTCAGGACTTACAGTTTCAGATGGCTCAATAGTAGTTGAAGGTGCTACAGCAAATGAATTTGAAACCACACTACAATTTACAGACCCTACCGCAGATAGAACTATTACCTTTCCAAATGCTACAGGAACAGTTGCTTTAGCAGAAAATGTGGCAGCGCTATCAGGTGCAACATTTACTGGAGCGGTATCAGGAACAAGCCTTACTCTTTCAGGTGATCTAACAATAAACGGCACAACCACGACAATTAACTCAACCACTCTTACAGTAGATGATAAGAACATTGTTTTGGCAGATGGAAATACATCAGATGCTTCAGCAGATGGTGGCGGTATTACATTGTCAGGTGCTACAAGTAAAACTTTTAATTGGGTAGATGCTACTGATGCTTGGACATCTTCAGAACACATGAACTTGCTTACAGGCAAATCTTATAAAATTAACGGCACTGCAATATCAACAGCCTTACCAGCCCTTACATGGGGAGAAGTTAAAAATGGTAAGTCTGGTCTTGTAATTAGTTAAACTACTTTTCAAAATATAAAGTACTTAACCCTAAAGTAAACATTTAAGTTAAACTTTGTGCGTATTTTTTTATTTTAAAATTATGATATACTAAGAGTGCTTTGGAATTATCAAAGCATTGATAATATTTTTTAATAGAGAGTTGGAAATTTTATGTCAGAGGTCTTTTCTTTTCGTTTATCAGATGAATTCGTAAATAAATATGTTGGAGTCCCAGCACCGTTTGGATTTACAGACGCAGGATCTAACTCATTAGGTGAAATTACCTTTATACGTACTTATTCTCGCATGAAAGAAGATGGAACAAAAGAAAGATGGCATGAGGTTTGTAAGCGGGTAATTGAAGGAATGTACTCAGTTCAAAAGAACCACGCTAAAGATAATCGTTTACCTTGGAATGACAATAAGGCTCAAAAGTCTGCTCAAGAAGCCTATGACCGTATGTTTAATTTAAAATGGACACCACCAGGTAGAGGTCTATGGGCATTTGGAACACCTATGACTATGGAAAAGAAAAACTCTGCTTCCCTTCAAAATTGTGCAATGGTATCTACTCGTGATATTGATCGCAATGATCCAGGAGCCTTATTTGCATGGGTTATGGATGCATTAATGTTGGGAATAGGCGTAGGGTTTGATACTATTGGACAAGATAAAGAAATTGTTATCTCTGCCCCAACAGAACCAGAAAATGTATGGGATATTCCAGACACTCGTGAAGGTTGGGTTGATTCAGTTAGAATGCTCTTAAACTCATACCTGCGCCCTAATCAGGCTATACAGAAATTTAACTATGACCTTATCCGTCCTCTAGGTGCCCCAATAAAAGGCTTTGGAGGGGTTGCTAGTGGTCCAGCACCGCTTGTAGCACTACATGATAGGATAAATACCGTAATTGGCGGTAGAGCAGGAGAAAAACTTGACTCTCGTGCAATAGTAGACATTGTAAACCTTATTGGTACATGCGTTGTTTCTGGAAATGTTCGTCGTTCCGCTACCCTTGCTTTAGGAAATGCCGAAGACAAAGATTTTATTAATTTAAAAAATGCAGAAGTTTTTCCAGATCGTAACTCATTTGACTCAAATAATCCTGGTTGGGCTTGGATGTCTAATAATTCTATTTCAGCACAAGTTGGAACAAAGTATGAAGATTATGTAAATTTAATTGCAGATAATGGTGAACCAGGATTTATTTGGCTAGATGTAGCAAGAGAGTATGGAAGACTTGCAGATGCTCCAGACTATAAAGATACTCGTGTAATGGGATTCAATCCTTGCGCTGAACAACCCTTAGAAAGTTATGAACTCTGCACCCTTGTAGAAGTTCACCTTAATCGACATGAAGATAAAGAAGACTTTCTTCGTACATTAAAGTTTGCATATCTATATGGAAAAACCGTAACACTTATGCCAACTCACTGGCAAACCACAAATGGAATTATGCAACGTAATCGTCGCATTGGAACATCTTTAACTGGTATTGCATCTTTTGCAGATACAAAAGGAATGCCGACAGTGCGTCAATGGATGGACGAAGGGTATCAAAAGATTCGTTCATATGACCATAGTTATTCAGAATGGTTATGTGTTAGAGAATCAATTCGTGTAACTACCGTTAAACCTTCAGGATCTGTTTCATTATTATCTGGAGCCACGCCAGGAGTTCATTGGGGTCCAGGTGGAGCATTTTATCTTCGTGCTATTAGGTTTGGAAATACAGATCCAATGATGCACTTATTTAAAGCAGCAGGGTATAAGATTGAATCAGATCTTGTATCAGCAAATACCTCAGTAGTATATTTCCCAGTAGCATCTGGACATCCTCGCTCTGAAAAAGATGTAAGTCTTTTTGAAAAGATTGGTTTGGCTGCTACCGCTCAAAAATATTGGTCTGACAATGGAGTATCTGTAACTTTATCATTTGATAAAGAGTCTGAAACAAAGCATGTTGCACCAGCACTTCATATGTACGAAGGTCAATTAAAAGCAGTATCATTTTTGCCAATGGGAAATAAAACATATCCACAACAGCCTTATACTCAAATAACTAGAGAAGAATATAATGCATATGTTGGAACAATTGGTAAAATTGACTGGTCTGCAATTTATGATGGAGTAGAAAATCTAGAAGCACAGGGTGAGGCTTATTGCAGCACAGATGCCTGTGAGATTAAACTTTATTGATTCCTGCCCTGCTATAATAAGGGGATAGGAGAACAATGGCTAACCCATCAAATTTATATGCAGAAAAGATTTATTCTGAACACCCATTGGTGTTATGGGCATTAGACGATCAGGCTGACTACATATCCTTAATCTCTGAAGCAGAAAGAGACATTGCCGCAGAATGGGATATTTCTGGATGCACAGCAGTAGAAGATGTACTTGGAAATGAACCATTCTCAGAAAGCATTTCTACTAGACTTGCAGGATCTATTCCAGTAGGAGCAACAAACGATTTAATATGTATAAGTCCTAATCTTGTAAATTTTAATAATTTAAATTCAACTCTTTCAACATTTTCTGTTGGAGCCTACTTTTATTCTCAAAGCCCATACCTGCAGTCAGTTTCTATTGGATATGAATATACAGATACCACAACATCCACTATTGTTCAAGAATTTAAAACATTTCCCACTACAGTATTTGAAAGTTGGGCATTTGTTTCAGGTACCTTTGAAATACCAAATGAAAATACAGATCTAAGAGCAGTAATTAAAATAACAACTGCTGCAGGCGGGGCTTCTTCATTAGATTATAGATTTCACATTAATGGTTTTACAATTGGTCAATGGGCAGAAGAATTTAATGCCACATCTCTTGGAGTAACCCCAGAATCTTTTCCAGCATCAATTGCTTTAACAACATCAAGTGAAGTTATTCCTGCAGCAGCCTATGGAATATCTTCTGATGAAGCCTACTACTTAGTTAATGATAATGCTCTTGTTGCAAAAAATTCAAGCGTTCCTATGGTTTTTGGTGCATCTGGAGTTACCACTCTTTCTCCAAATACTATTGACGAACCTTCTTTAATTGTTCCAGGTAAAGGATTTTTAAACGAACTTGGTAGATATAAAGAACAAACAATAGAGTTTTGGGCAAGAATAAACTCTAATACTAAAACTCCTAAAAGAATATTTGGTCCTATCTCTAGCGTTGATGGTCTTTATGTAGAAAGTGGATTTTTAACTTTAGTAGTAGGAAATAACTTTGCATCACATTTTGTTGGCGAATGGTTTAGACCAATGCTTATTCATATACGTTTAATTAGGAACTCAGCCACGGTATTGATAAATGGAGAAGAAGTAATATCCATGATTATTAATACAGAAACTCTAGATTTACCATTACCAAAGGTTAACTCAAAGTCACAAGACTGGCTTGGCTTTTACGCATATCAAGATGTTACGCCTATTGAAATTGACTGTGTAGCAATTTATCCATATCAGGTTCCAGTTACAGTTGCAAAACGTAGATGGGTGTATGGACAAGGAGTATTGTCTCCAGAGGGAATTAACTCAGCATATGGTGGAACTTCAGCATTTATTGATTACCCATTTGCAGATTATACGGCTAACTATAATTACCCTGATTTTGCTGAATGGCAACAAGGGTCTTTTGATAATTTAACAACAACAGATACTGCAATTACTACTCCAAACTATCAATTACCAGAAATATTTTTAGACACCAAAACATTACAAGAGTTATATGACGACTGTCAGGTAGTTCAGGTTGGCTATAACGAATCTACAGACCCATCATACAAGTTCATTACTTTTAGACCAAATAATTCTTGGAATTCAGAACAATGCTACTTTAACTTTCCCAACTTTAATATTTTAAATAATCAAGTTAGAAGTATTTATGGTGTGTTTAGCACAACAGATCTAGACGCTCAGTCTGGACCAACAATACAAGGACAAACTCTTATAAAGATTTACAACTCTTTAACTGGGGATTACTTTATTATTACACAAGAAGAAGATGTTGTTAAGTATATTTTAAATTATAATGGAATAGACCAAGAGTTATACACTACGGCATCTATTGAGTCTAATCAATTTTTCTCTGTTGGTATAGACATTACTGCAATTACTAGCGCTTTTGGAGAAAATGTTTCAGCCTTTTTTGGTAATCAGAATGGTTTAAAAATTTATGTTGCTGGAGATGAAGAAGCATTAAATACCTTTACAGGCAAAATCTACTCTTTTGGTTTATCAACAGCAACAAATTTTGTTGATATTGATGTTTATTTTAATGAAGATGGTATTGCAATATTTGATGATATGTCGGAAAGCGGAGTTGTAGAAGAAACAAATGCTATTGCATTAATAGAACATACCGCTAGTTATACGCTATTGCCAACAGAGGCATACAACAAGTTTTTCTTAGACATTGGAGTTTCTGGATATTGGCAAGACTACCTTCCACTTTCTTATTTTGCTCAATATGTGGCAAATGATGTGGGCAATCAATTTTATGATTTAGATTTTTTGCAATTCAACATTGGATATCCAGCACCATCAGAATCTGCTGAAAGCGAAACGGTATCGCCAAGTTGGACTTATGGAGAGTTACAAGATGAATATGCTACCCCTAGCCAAAGAACCTATTATCAGTTAGATAATTTCTTATTTACTGGCTGGAGAAACTATGCCGATATGGCAGAAAAATCTATTAAGGCTTATGAGTACGATACAGAAGGTGCTTCTGTAAGAAGTTATATCACTTTCCAATATATTGCTTTAGGAGCAAACCTTCCTCAAAGTAGTTTTACAACTACCGTAAATCCTACATCTAAACGAATTATTGATATGAATGATTACCCTTCTTGGCTTAGCACTAAGTTTGAGGTGGTTGATAATACATTAATTTATCCAACAAATACAGAGGACTTTAATGATTTAGCAATCGTTTATCATCTTGAATTTAATATTAGAAATATTCTAACAAAACCAATTGCGCTAAGAAGGTTAGAGTTAGCATCTCAAGCCTTTAACAATAACTCCTTTAATGCTGTTGGAACAAGATTTGGTGTCAACATGTTCCCATACACTAGATCTGGATTGTACTATGATTACAAGGCTAAAAATCCTTTCAGTATTTATAAGGGAAGCACTCCATATCTATATCTAAATAGAAAAACGGGTATTGAGATCAGAGGAGATTTTGCATCACAAGTAAACCGTGGTATAGCCATTCCAATTAATGAAAGCACTGCTAACCCCTACAAGGTAAGCGCTGCACAAATTTGGATGAGGTATGACGAAGATTTCTTCCCTAATACACCAACAGAATTATTTGAAGTTGTACATAAAGACGATACCATAAAGTTTTATATGGTGGCAGACAGCGAGACTGGAGCAAGAGGAAGAATCTTTGCTCGTAATCAATCAACAGGTCAAGATTTTAATGGTTTATCATATTTCTTAAACGGTAATCTTGTTAGAGAACCAGTAATAACAAAGAAGGAATGGGCAGTTCTTGGTCTTGCATTTTCTACTGCTTTAAACTTTGACTCATTCCTAGGAGCAATTAACCTAACTGGTCCAATGATATTTAATAATATAGCCTATTATCAGGCTAATAACCTACAACAGGTTCAAAGTACCTTAAATAGACCTTGGCTAAAGGTAAAAACAGATGGCGTAACCAATTTTGATTGGGAGTTTTGGCTAAACAGTTTCACCTGGGAGGGTGTGCTTGTTATTTCTGCCTCAGACCTTTACGGAATTAGCCCTGCAGACATATATAAGACGTATGTTGGAACTAATAAGATTATCGTTGATGATGAAGAAGGTATGATTTTTGATGCTGAAAAAATAAAGATTTATAATAATACTGTTTGGCAGACCACTGTTCAAATTCCAGTATAATATGCTATACTTGTGGTTATGGATAATGAGATTCTTAAAAAAGTTGGCAATGTACGTCGCAAAGTAATTGAAAAAGACTACAATTGGGGTCTTTATGTGTATAAAAAATCAAGCGGATCATGGTTTACTGATGGAAGCGGTAGTATTTTAAATATACCAGCAGAGCGTGGAGATATTTCAAAAATTGCAGAATTAAAAAAAGTTGCTATGCATTATGGCGATGATGGTGAAGGCAAGGCAGTATTTGTACCTGGATTAACTAGAATTAGCGAGGAAGAGCATTCTGAGCAATTAGATAGAATGAAGAATGGCTTAATTCCTTCCATGAATGATCATGGTGCTTGGGTAGCAGCACGACAAACCTATGATAAGTATGGTAGCGATGAATGACGATTATGTAAGAGTTGCGTTAAATACGCAAGCCACGGAAGAAAATATCTTTGCTCAACAAGATCCATTTAATAAATCTTGGGATGACTTAAAAGATCTAAATGGCTTAAATCAAAATTTCCGTAGAAAAACTTCAAGAAACGTAACAAAGGCAATGACTTATGCCACAAACGAATATTTAGATTCTGCTAATGCTACTCCATCTGGTGTAGACTCAGGATCAAAACAGATCAATCCTGGCACGGTATATAGAAATGGTTACGGATTATTTGACGTAATTACTCCTCCATATAACATGTATGAACTAGCAAACTTCTATGACACATCATTTGCTAACCATGCTGCAATTGATGCTAAGGTAGAAAACGTGGTTGGTCTTGGCTACCGTTTTGATATTGCAGATAGAACAATGCTAAGGTTTGAAATGAATGAAGATCAAGCAGCAGTTAATCGTGCTCGTAATAGAATTGAAAGAATGAAACTAGAATTAAAAGACTGGCTAGAAGGTCTTAATGATGATGATTCTTTTACAAAAACTATGGAAAAGTTTTACACAGATGTTCAGGCAACTGGTAATGGTTTCCTTGAAATTGGTAGAACAGTAACTGGAGACATTGGCTATGTTGGTCATATTCCAGCAACAACTATGCGTGTGCGTCGCCTACATGATGGCTTTGTCCAAATCATTGGAAATTCAGTAGTTTACTTTAGAAACTTTGGTGCTAAGAATCCAAACCCAATGACAAATGATGCACGTCCAAATGAGATTATTCATTACAAAGAATACTCTCCCCTTAATACATTCTATGGTATTCCAGATATTATTGCTGCTATGCCATCTCTTATTGGAGACCAACTAGCATCACAATATAATATTGATTACTTTGAAAATAAGGCTGTACCAAGATACATTGTAACCCTAAAAGGTGCAAAACTATCTTCTGATGGTGAAGACAAGATGTTTAGATTCTTACAAACTGGACTTAAATCTCAGTCTCACCGTACCCTGTATATCCCACTTCCTGGTGATACTGAAAATAACAAAGTTGAGTTTAAGATGGAGCCAATTGAAAACGGTATCCAAGAAGGCTCATTTAAAGAGTATCGTAAACAAAACCGTGACGATATCCTTATCGCTCATCAAGTGCCAATTTCTAAACTTGGTGGTGCAGATTCAGGAATAGCAGCAGCATTATCACAGGATCGTACCTTTAAAGAGCAGGTATCTCGTCCAGCACAGAAACATCTTGAGAAAGTTGTTAATAAGATTATTCGTGAAAAAACAGATATTCTTGAACTTAAATTTAATGAACTAACCCTTACGGATGAAATTGCCCAGTCTCAAATTATTGAACGCTATGTAAAGACACAGGTAATGACTCCAAATGAGGCTCGTGAAAAGTTAGATTTGCCACAAAGAGCAGATGGTGATGATCCATTTGTTATGTCTCCAAGACAGGCAACTGATTCTAGAGCAAATTTGGCAGGGAACAGAGAAAGAGATGCAGAGCGAGTAAATAACAACTCAGACTCTACAACTACCATATCTGGTCGTAATCCACAAGGTGAAGGAAGATCATCTCAATAATTGAGATATACGTAAAAATGTTTGGTATAATGGTAACGATATGTTAATAAATAAAGCACACTGGGAAACAAGTGGCGACAGCGTTCGTCTATCAATGCCTATTGGTAAGGTTGATGTTGAACGTCGCATAGTATCTGGTTTTGCTACCCTTGACAATGTTGATAGACAGGGTGATATTGTAACCACAGATTCAAGTTTACAAGCCTTTAAAAACTTCCGTGGTAATTTACGTGAAATGCACCAACCAAGTGCTGTTGGAAAAATTGTATCATTTAAAGAGGATCGTTATTTTGATCCATCAACAAAGAAATTTTATAGCGGAGTCTATGTATCTGCATATGTTTCCAAAGGTGCACAAGATGCATGGGAAAAAGTTTTAGACGGAACATACACTGGTTTTTCAATTGGCGGTAATATTAAAACTTGGGATGACGCATTCAATAAAGATTTAGATAAAAACATTCGTATTATTAAAGAATATGACTTACACGAGTTGTCTTTGGTTGATAATCCAGCAAATCAATTTGCAAACATTGTATCTGTTCAAAAAGTAAATGGGCAGAGCGTTCTTGGTGGATACTTATCAAAGGCAGAAATAGAAAACGTTTTTTGGGATTCAGAATCAGGTATTGTAATGGTTTCAGAATCTGAAAATGAAGTAAGTCCTACATCTGGTAAGACAATGCAAAACATTGGTTTTATTGAAAAAGGCGATAAAGAAAATATAGAAATGATAAAGTTCTTAGTTGATAGTGCTAAAGGCATTAGTACAATTAAGATTACAAAGGAGGTTAGTCCTATGACTGAAGCAACAGAAGCAGTGGTTGACACTGCAGTTGAAGAAGTACAGGTCGCTCCAGAGGCACAGCCAGTAGCAGTTGAAGAAACTGTTGCAGTCGCTGAGGAAGCATCAGCAGTTGAAGAAATTGCTGTTGCTGTATCAGAAGATGGCAGTGCAGATTCTTCTATTGAAAAATCAGAAGAGGGAGAAGTTGTTGCAACAGAAACTGCTGTAGCAAAGTCTGATGAAGGAACTGTTGAGGCAGTTACAGAAATCAAGAATTCTCTTACAAATGCCTTTGGCGATCTATCAGCAACAGTTAAATCTCTTCATGAGCAAATTGTTGCATTAAACAAATCTATTAACGTTGTGTCAGGTGAAGTTAAAGCCGTATCTGACGAAGTAAAAGATGTTAAGGGTTCTTTCAATGAGTTTGGCAAGCGAGTAGATCTTGTAGAACAAGACACCGCTTTCCGCAAGTCTGGCGATCTAGGCGAGATCGTGCAGTTTGAACCGTCAAAAGTTCAAAAATCCCTATGGGGCGGTCGTTTCCTCACATCAACCGACCTATTTAAATAAGCAATAAAATCACTAGGAGGTGAAAATAATGTCGGAACAAAATAAAGACCTAGAAAAAAACTACCCAGGATCAGCAGGAGCAGGCAATGAGATTAACTCTCAAGGCGGGTTCGTATCTGGTGGCGTAGGTAGTGCAACAGGTTTAGATTCAGCAGCAGCGTCTGTAGGATCACAACTTGGTAACACTGCAACTGCAGCATTCGGATCAACATCTGGAGCAAATGCAGTAACACCAACAGGTGTTGCAGGTGGTATTCTAGCACCAGAGCAGGCTCGTCGCTTCATCGACTATGTGTGGGATGCAACAGTTCTCGCTAAAGATGGTCGTAAAGTTACAATGCGTGCTAATACAATGGAGATCGAAAAGGTCAACGTTGGAGAGCGTGTTATCCGTGCTGCCGCACAAGGCGCACCAGATTACACAAACATTGGTGCAACATTTACAAAAGTTGAACTTACTACAAAAAAGATTCGTCTTGATTGGGAAGTATCAACAGAAGCACTTGAAGACAATATTGAAGGTGGAGCGCTTGAAGATCATCTAGTTCGCTTGATGACCAATGCATTCGCTAACGATATTGAAGACCTTGCTATTAATGGTCTAGGATCAGGCGCAGATGCCTTCCTTTCAATTATGCCTGGATTCGTTAAGCAAACTCGTGGAACAGTAGGAAATGCTGCTCACGAATATGCTGCAACAGTTGCAGACAACAACTACACCACATCAGTAATGCAAGGCTTGCTACTAGCAAT